ACAATGTCAGAAATCGAAGACGGAACGGCGTGGAAATATGTTAGTAACACATAAGATAGCTTGGGACCAATGTTTATCTAATCAAATATGGCCTGCCATAGAAAAAGGTTGGAAAGATGAAGACAGACCTATACATTTCTTTTGGGGTTTAGCAGGACAAAACAGAAAACATATTGTAGAGTGCAACGAAAAGAATGAAGAGTGGTGGTATATAGATGTTGGCTATATTACTGAACAAATTACCAGATATCCTGTACCTAAAATTAATGATTATGATAAAACATATTTTAGAATTGTAAAAGGTGGTATTCATACTGTAGATGGTGTACCAGGATCCACAGAAAGAATACAAAAGTTAGAAAGTCAAGGTATAGATGTACACTTCAAAGGGTGGGGAGATGGCGAACATATATTATTATGTCCTTCATCACCAACTGTAACTATGCAAATAAATGGTATAACACAAAATCAATGGGTAGAAGAAGTAACGAGTGAGATAAAAGCTTATACAAATAGACCAATAAAATTTAGAAATAAACCTAGACCAGAAAATGAATGGTGGGGAACTGATATAAAAGATGATTTAAAAAACTGTCATTGTTTGGTAACTAATATGTCATTGTCAGCCATAGACGCAATACTAAATCAAACACCAATAGTAACACACAAAAATAATGTTGCCTCTGTATTATCAGATAGTATAAGAAATATAGAACAACCATTTAAACCTAGTAGAAAACAAGTACAACCATGGCTAAATATGTTATCACAAAATCAATTTACTTTGTCAGAGATAGCTGATGGCACAGCATACATAGTATTAAATGAAAATAAGATATTATAAAGATATTAATGGTGCAAGATGGATAGGTTTCGGCCTAGCTATGTTGTCTGTCTTTATTTTATCTAGTGCGAATATATCTACTCAATGGGTAGGTTGGTTATTAAGTGTAGTTGCCTGTATGATGTGGGTCTATTTTGGTTATAAAGATAGAGATTGGCCTAGAACTTTGATGGAGTTTATGTATTTAATTTTTAGTATGAGGGCAATGTATAATTGGTTGATAGTATGAATTTTGCTTGTGTTTGTTATGGTCAAAAATATTCTGTAGAGTATGTACAAAAACTCTATAACATGGTGCAAAGAAACACCACAGTAGACCATAAATTTTATGTGTTTACAGATCATGTAAAAATGGAAAAAATGGTAGAAGGAAATATCATTGTAAAACAATTTCCTATGTTAGACTTACAAGGTTGGTGGAATAAAATGCAACTGTTTCATCCAGGTATTTTAGAAGGTGATACTTTGTATATGGATTTAGATGTAGTTATAACAGATAATATTGATTGTTTCTTTACATATAAACCAGAGGCTGATTTTGTAGGTATGAATGACTTTAATCCACTATCAGGTCAGTTTAATTCTAGTGTAATGAGGTTTAAACCTGAGATAATGAAAGATAAGTTATGGCAGCCATTTATAGACGATAGACCAAAATACTTTAAAATGTTTGGAGATCAGGTGGCTATATCAGACTTGATAAAGAAAGAATCTGAAACATTTCCAGACGAGTGGACACAAAGCTATAAATGGTATGATAGAAAAGGTGAGAGATACCATAAATCAACTTGGACGTTTGAACATAATGGCGAATCGAAAGTTACCATATTCCACGGATCACCAAATCCACATGAATCCGACAAGGAATGGATCAAAAATCACTGGAATTAACACTTTCCTAGCTGTGTCCAGGTGTCGCACCTAAATAAACCATTGATTTATAAGGGTTTTTTATTATAAAAAAGTTAAAAAAAGGCTTGCAAACCTCAGCGTTTTCATGTATAGTATAGATATGTTAACGAAAAAAGGCACACTACATCTGGTTTATGCCAGAGAATATTACGATAGTGAAGAAAAATACGATCCTTATTTCTTCTCTTATCATACAATTTTTAGAAACTTACCGTTATCACAACTTAATAGATTAAATTCTAAATCTCTTAAAGAGAAAGTAAAAGCTTTCTGTGATAAGAACTACAAAGAAACTGCTAGTAACTTTACAGGTACTAGTAAAGTTGAAATGATAAGTGGTGATGAATACTATAGAACATACGGTGAAGTTTATGATCTATCAGGTTATCCTGATGACAACCATTTACATAACGATTATGGTCAATTTTACAAAAGACAATTTTTTAAATACGATTTTGATAAAGAACTAACACAACAAGTTATAAAGGAGAATACTGTACGATGAATTTATTAGACTATGCTAACTTTAAATTAGATGATTACGAGCCAAGTAATTTTAGAGAGTTACTTGTTAAAGAAGCTACGAATGCTTACAAAGCATATACGGAGGGAAGGGTGGTTGAAATGGTAAATAATGTACCAGTAGAAACCTCAGTATCAACAGTAGTTGAATATTTTAGTGAAGCATTAAGTCAGATGGATAGAACACATGAAGTTTTTGAAGACATTAATTATACTACAATAATGGATGATTTAATGTTGTATGTAGATGAAAACAATATTGCTCTAAAAAAACATAATAACAAAACAATACATTAAGGATAATATGAAATATAACGAAGATAAAATAGTAAAAGAAATCGGAGATTACATCAAAGGTACTTATGGTGAACACTATAGTACAACAAAAGATGGTTTCCAAGTACAAGATATGTTAAGACAATTAGGTATTGCAAATGATTTTTGCCATGCCAATGCAATTAAATATCTTTGTAGATATGGTAAAAAAGGCGGTAAGAACCGTAAAGACTTATTAAAAGCTGTACACTACATTGTGCTTTTAATGAGTGGTGACGATAGTAAATAACAAAAGGAGAACACTATGATAATTAATGTAGGTGATACAATAGAAGATAACAGAGGCAGACAAGGTGAGATTGTCAATATAGGTATTGCAACCGAAAGAACCGATATAGCTGCTGAGAATGATACAAGTTTGAATGCTCAAACATATGATACAGAGTTAGGTTATACAGGTGCAATAACATTTGGTAGTAACTGGTGCTATTTTGAACAGATTGAGAAAATAGTAAAAAGAAAACAAGACGATACGGAGTAAATTATGATACAAGAAATAGCAACAATAGATGTGATTAACCTGGCTTTAAAAGATTTAAACGAGGGTAAAGTCGATGTGGCAAAAGAAACATTGACTAACTACAGAGATAAAATTCAACACCAAGTAGATGAGTTTGATAAATGGGCTGAAACACAATCAGACATAGATACTCAGATTTCACTAGATTTAGAGGGAAACTAGGTGTACTTAGACCTTAGAACAGCTACGATTCGCTACTCCAGCGCCATCCTAGACGCTTTTTTCCTGCCGAAAAGCAGTAAAATCAACGTTTTTTTAAGGCTTGACATTTTAAACGATTTATGGTAGGATATAAAAATATATTAACAACGAAAGGAAAACACTATGCAAAAATCAGAATTTAGATACAACCAAGACACTTTATTTGCCGAATTTCAAGTGGCAAAAGATAAAGATATTAAGTTATCTAAAAAGAAATCTGAACACGATCAATTTAAAAACCGTGTACAGTTTTGTAAGGATCACATTTCATTAAGACAGGTGAATCCAGAAGTTTACGAACACTTAGATGTAAACTTTACAAATTTATTAGAGGCGTATTCAGCTCCTAATCCTAGAGACCATTTCTATCTAAAGGTATTTGGTAAAACATATGCTGAGAAAATGGCTGAACAAGAGGCTGAAGATATATCAGTTAACGATAAAGAATAATGGCTATTATATACACAAATAATTCTAGTGGTGCTATTCGTAGGTTGAAATCTAAAAAACCTACGAAGAGTTACTTAGAGGCTCTTGCTAAACATATCAAGTGGTTGAGATCAAAAGGTTTCAATGTAAATGATAATGGCAAGATTATATTATCTAAGAGAAAAACTGTTATGAGTTTAGGTGTATCATATGTAGATCAACCAAAAGAAGAAGTAAAAACAAATGCGTTTATGGGTAACGGTAAACAAATATCTTGGAAAGAAAAACAAGAAAGATTAGAAATCAGTAAACAATACTCTATAGCGCCAGCTTACAACAAAGGCCCTTACATGGTAGTTGCTAAAGAAGATATCAAAACGGCCGGGAGAAAAGTTTAATGTTACATAAGATAAGTGATTTTTGTAAAAAGATTGATGGTATAAAAAAACTTAGTGATGATTTATACAATATAAAGTATAATAATCCAAAAACTGAGGCAAGAGATAAAGAAATCGATAACTTAATACAAGATATACAATCACAATGTTTAATAATTTCAAAAGACACAATGCCATATGATAAGTAAAAAGATTATAATTTTATTATCAACACTACTTATTGCTAGTGGTTGTGCGAATAGATCACAAACAGGTGCTGTATTAGGTGGTGCAACCACAACAGCAGCTTGTGTACAAATGCAAGTAAACGATCCATATCTAATAGCTACTTGTGCTATAGTTGGTTCTTTTGCAGGTGCAGAAATTATGTACAATTCAGATTATGATGTACACAATGCCGTATTCGTAGATCATTTAAATACGGCGCCAGGTTACGGTCAGAGTTATACAAACTGGTACAATGGCAAAACAGGTAATAGTGGTATTATCAAAGTAAATAGAAGTTACTTAAAGGGTCCAATCAAGTGTAAAGATTATACAGCTACTGTAGATATTACAAACAACTGGCCTCTTTTAGGTATTGGTGGTGTTAATAGAAAAGAAGTATTTGGTACTGCTTGTCAAACACCAGACGGACAATGGTTTGAAGGATAATATGAAATACAACGATAGAATTAGAGAATACTCAAAAGGCATATACACAGCAGGTAAAATTGTGGCTATAACAATTATAATAGGTTTTATAGTTGCGTGGTCGTTTAGTGCATATGGTGAGGAACAAGTTTATACAAAAATTAAAACAATAGAACCTGCCGAAGTAAACGGACAATATTGTTTTGTTAAGATAACTATAAAAGAAGTTAACGATGAAGTTATCAAAGAAGAAATTTTAGAGTGTGCCGATGGCAAAAAAGGTATCGATACACCAGGATATTGGGAGCTATTTGCTCAATACTACTATAGAGATGTTAATACACCAGATTATTGCAGATACTATAGTCGTTCCAATCATGCTTTCAAGTCGTTTGGGAAAGTATGTTTAATGATAAACGGTGAATGGGAGGTACAATGATTAAGAATATAATCATAATAGCTCTTGTAATTACTATATTATATGATGTGTCCAGCGATGACGCTTGGACATGGGTTCAATCCACGCTTGACTTTTTGCAAGAAGTAGTATATAGTATGAATGGGAGTGTAAAGTAAATGAATAAAATGTTAAAAAATATAACTTTAGTCGTTACTGCTTTGGCTTTAGGTGCTTGTTCAACTAACACCTACAAGATTAAAAGTGAGAATGGTAAAGTTTTAAATAAAGTTCCTGAATGGTACATGGCTGATATTGCAGAAAAGAAAGCCTGTGATCTCAAAATCTTTGATACAAAAGATAATGAAAAGCAATGTATATTCGGTGTAGCAACGGCAGTATCGCCAGACCTACAGCTCGCAATTGAAAAGGCTAAGATGTTAGCTAAATCTGAATTAGCAGATATTATCAAAGGCGAAATGAATAAACAATCAAAACAATTCATCACAGAGTTGGGTAAAACAGAAACTAAAACGGTTGTAACCGAAGTAGAATCTACCTTAATTAATATAATTAAGAATACTCCTGTGAGAGGTTATGAAATCTTTGAACAAGATGTAACATTAACTGATAAGGGTTACTACCGTGCATGGGTAGGGTTAAGATTACCATTAGGTGATTTTAATAAGATGTATGACTATAATATTGACCAGGCTGTTGACGCCCACAATATAAAGTTACAATCTGATAATGCTTATAATGAATTGTTATCAAAAGTAGATGATGGAAAAAATGAAAATACAAATATACAGTAAACCAAACTGTGTCTATTGTAATAAGGCAAAGGCCTTAGTAAAAGGCCTTAACTTAGAATACGAAGAATTAATGTTTGGTAAAGACTTTAGTTCACCTGAAGAATTATATGAGGCCATTGGTAAAAAAGTTAGAACAATGCCTCAGATTAAGATTGAAGGAGAATTAGTTGGTGGTTATAACCAATTGGTAGAATACTTTGTAGAAAAAGGTAAAGTTAATTATCAAGGTCAGATTATAAATGAGTGATGAAGACGCTAAAATTATACAGTTTCCTACTAATAGGATTACTAGGCCTGTAGAGCGACCTGATTCAAAAGAAGATGTACAATTTAAAAAAAGAATTGAAAAAGAACAAACTAAAAAGTTTATCGAAACAACAGTTGACGATTTGTCATTGGATTTAATTAGGAGATTTGTGAGTTTAGCAGTTAAAACAAATAATGTAAATTTCTTAAAAGACTTGGCTCTTTTAGTTGATGTTATGAGAGGATTATTGTACAGAGATTTTGGATTAAATCATCCAGCACAAAGATTAATTGATAAAATGGTTCAGGTTGTACCATCGAATGGTCAAAATGCAGCCAAGATTGATTACTCTAGTGTGTTGGAGTTTAAGAAAAAGTCATCTAAGCCCTTAAATGAAGATATACAAAATGAATTAAATGATTTATATAATGGGTCAGATATGTTTGAGTCTGATATGGACTTAGATGATTAAAAGAATTGCAAACGCAATCGCCGTCGCCGGTTGTAAAATAGTTAACGTGAAAGGAGTTAAACACAATGTTTAATTTTTTATTTAATAATAAAGGAGATAAAGTTATGGCAAGAGCTAAACTATCAAAAACTGAAAAGGTAAGAAACCTTTTCTCAACAGGTAAAAATGTTACCTGGAAATCACTAAGATCAACATTTGATCTTAGATCACCAGCTGCAATGGTTGGTAAATTAAGAAACGAAGGAATGATGATTTATGAAAATCGTGGTTCTAACGGCGTTTCTTACAGAGTAGGTACACCATCAAAAGCTATTATAGCTGCTGGTATTACTGCTGTGTTCGGTAAACAAGTAGGTTACTCAGCGTAACTAATTCTAAGGGGGCGGCCTTGTGTCGCCCCTTTTCCTATGCCAGATAATCATTTAAGAAATATTAGAGCGTTACTAGAAAACGCAAAAGAATTTAAAGTCAGCCGTAAGGTTGATACATACGAATATGAATCATTAGAAAAAATGATATTAGACGACCAAATTAGATATAGTGAAATATTAGAACTGTTTACAGATAGCATATATAGGGAATGGTTTTATAAAAGAAACTTTGATGATGATAGACCAATGAAGATAACAAAATATTCAGAATTATGATACTAGTAGATTTAAACCAAGTATTGATCTCTAACTTAATGGCACAGACTAGAGGTCAGGCAGAACCAAATAAAGATATGATAAGACACATGGTCTTAAATTCTATCAGAGGTTTTAATACAAAGTTTAAATCAGAATATGGTATACAAGTGTTATGCTCAGACGCAGCTAATCCTTGGAGAAGAGATATATTTCCACACTACAAACACAGCAGACGAAAAGGTAGAGAAACCAGCTCTGTAGATTGGGAAAATATATTTAATATTATTACAGAGATTAAAAATGAAATTAAAGAGAACTTTCCTTACAAAGTATTACATATTGAGAAGTGTGAAGCTGATGATATTATTGCTACTTTGGTCAAGCATTATCATAATGAAAAAGTAATGATAATTTCAGGCGATAAAGATTTTATACAACTACAAA